AAAAAGAAAAAATATGAATTGGCCATCCAAAGAAGAAGTTGATAACATTGATATGCAGGAAATTCTCAACAGGGTATCTGATAGAGAAGGTTATAAAATGTATATTGATATGCCTGCTGGAGAGGAACATTATAAATTGCTTGTTTGGATTAGTAACCAATTTGTTAAAAAAACGTTAGTTGAAGTTGGTGTATATAAAGGCTTTTCAGGTTGTGCTTTAAGTCATAATATTGAAAATAAAGTCACTGGTTTTGATATTGTTGATAATATTTCTTGTGAATTGCCAAGTAATTATACTTTTATTGTTGGGGATGTGCTTTTACAAGAAAACTTAATTAAGCAATCGCCTTTTTTAATGTATGACACTAATCATGACGGTGTTCATGAAAAGCTTTTTTATGAATGGTTAATTAAGATTAATTATTCAGGTATTATTTTGTTTGATGATATTCATTTAAACCAAGAAATGAGATATTTTTGGAAAAGTATTAAACACAAAAAAGAAGATATTTCCCACATAGGTCACCATTCTGGAACCGGGGTTGTATGGATGTAAGTTGGCAGAATTTATCGGAAGAAATTAATTTAGAAGATTACATCGGGTTTGTTTATAAAATTACTCACATACAAACTAAAAAATATTACATCGGAAAGAAGTTCTTCTGGAAGATTTTAAAGAGACCGCCTCTCAAAGGCAAGAAGAATAAGCGGCATGAAAAACAATCTTCTGATTGGAGAGAGTACTGGGGTTCATCAGAAGAATTATTAAAAGATATACAGAAATACGGAAAAGAATCATTCAATAGAGAAATATTATTCTTAGCTAAGACTAAATGGGATTGCGCATATGAAGAAGCTCGACTTCAAATGGAAAGCAGAGTGTTATTTGACCCAAATTGTTACAACGGCATCATACATATTAGACTAAAGAAGTTTTTAAGAAATAGTTGATTAAGAAAAAAATACTGTTATAATCTCGTTGTGGATAAGAAAAAATATATTAAAAATCTAAATCTTAACACTGTTTCGTTAATAGATTTAAGATATATTATAAATGGTATTATTATACCGCAAACTGTTGATGATGTTTTAAAATATTATAACGAGCTTTTTTCCATATCTTATGAGCACCATAAGCACATCTTCTTTCATAACTTCATAAAGACTGTTTGTGAAATTTACAACAAGGAGAAGAATTGCTTTTCATATGTTTTTTATTTCAATCCACAACCAAATCACTTTGATGATGAGGTAGTTATTTTAACTAATAGGCTCAACAAAACAATACCCATTGTTTTTTATTGTGATAAGCTTCCATTCGAATGCATTGATGATAAATTTACCTCAGGAGAAATGCAGGAACTTAAAGAAAAGCTTAAAATGCAGATAGAGAAAAAAAATAATAAAGATATTTCGTTTAGAGGCATTAAGATCTTCGCTAAAAAATATAAACTAACGTTTTTATCTGAAGAATACTTTAACGATATGAAAGTAAAGCATGGTTTGTATAAATAATAGTATGAGTAAATTTCAAGAAACTCTAAACAAATATTTCAAGCTGCTTGAATATGCTTCTACTGGGTCATTCGCCCAAACAGGTAGTTCGGGTCTTAATCCAGATGCAAGCCCCATCAGACCCATGCCTGGCACAATGGATGCTGGAGATATGGAAAAGCCAAAAGACAAAACACAGATTAGAGCTGGTACTCCAAGATCTGTTGCAAAACTTCAGATGCAAGATAATGCTGGAGATATCAGAACTACAATTAATAACTTAGCTGTTGGTAAGCCGTTAACTCAGGCCCAGCAAGAAATTGTAAATAAAATTAAGTTCATGGCGAGAAATATAAACACTTTGAATCCAAAAGCTGATAAACAAGCTGAACTTTCAAAAGCCGTTATGAATGACGACGTTGCAATCTTAAACAACCCAAATAGACCCAGCCCAAGCTATGCCCAATCATAATATTTCTTCATTTGATTCTACTGTTATAAAGTATCTCTTACAGATTAACGAACAAGGTGAGGGTGGAGTCGCAATTCCATCTGCTCCTGAAATTGGGGATGCTCCTACAGGACCGCAGTCCTTGGCTACTGGTGACATGCCAATGCCACAGGATGCTACAACTCCTCCTTATGAAGATGATATTGAAAGTGAGGAAGATAAAACACCTACACCAGAGGGAGTTATTTACCTTATTAATCTCATTAAGAAAGCTTTCTGGTTGGATCCTCAAACAGTTGAGTTGAGTGGCTTTCAAACAAATCTTCTCACTAAGAAAGTTACTGCAAAAAATGCTGAAGAAATTTTAGAAGTACTCAAAAAACTAATTGATGATGCTGGGTTGTTGGAAGTTCCAAGTGAAACTGATGCAGTTGAAATGAGAGATGAGTAATGAAAACGTTTAAAGAAATCTACGAAGCAGTTGTTACTCATGCAGATTTAATATCCAAGCAGAAGAAAGACGCTGCATACTTTATATTTGGAAGAATGCACCCACCTACAGCAGGTCATGATTACTTAATTAAACTCGCTAAAGAACACGCTGATAAAAACAATGCTGACTTCTATGTGTTCTTATCTCCAAGCGAAAAAGGAGATAAGAGTCCGGTTCCATATAAGGCAAGATTATCTACATTTAAGAACAACCCAACTTACGCTGATATTAACATAGTTGAGAATGATAGAATTACTACCCCTCAGCATGCTGCAGGCTACTTACACAATGTATTAAAGTATCCAATTATTAGCATTGTTAGTGGTAGTGATCGCAAAGCTGATAACGAAGAAACATTTAAAACACCCATGAGAGATGGTACAAAGGTTAATGTTGTTTCTCTCGGAGGTGAGAGAGCCATGACTGGGGATATTGACCCTTCAAATGTATCTACAGTGAAGGGCTCTAAAGTAAGAGCCCTTGCTAAAGCTGGAAATTATGAGGCGTTTAAATCTTCTTTGCCACTTAATACAAGCGAAGAGGATGCCAAAGCCTTGTTTGACATCCTTAAAAACGCTAAATAGAAAGCTTAAGCAATTCTTCTAATTTAGCGGTTGGTTTGCCTAAACCACCAATAGCAGTAAAAATACTTAAACCAGCCTTGTTGCCCTTATAGATGCCTTGATGCACAGTTGAGTTACTCTTCAAGGTTCTTGTTAGTTGTTCAAAAGCCTGATCCAGATATTCTTGCGGGATGTTATCAAGAGCGTTTGAATCCCCAACAACTACTGCTGCAGCGATATTACCAGTTCCGAGATCAATGCCACCTGAGAGAATGTTCTTCTTTAAGTTGTCTCTCATGGCCTTGGAAATATCAGTACCATCAGCCCATTGTGTAACTAATGTTGCTCCGAACACAATAATGCCGCTATCCAGAACAGTTTTATAGTCTTTATTATCAAAAGAAGTATAGCTGCTGTTTTTTGTAATAATGTTATTGAACAGATTGAATAACGAGCAAATGCTGTTGTTAGAAGTATTCCAGAACTGATTAATACTGAGTCTTGGATAAATTGTATTAATCTTCTCGTTATCGATAATTACTAATGGAGAAACAATTCCTTGATCTACTAGCTCCAGAACCTCAGTTAAAGTCTTGAGAGCATTCTCAGCACACTTTTTCCCTTCTGTGTTTTTTGGTAGAGCTAAAAATACTCCAACCTTATCAGAGGTAGACTTAATTGAATCTTGATAATCTTTAGCAATCTTAATAAGCTCAGTAGTTGTACCAGAGCCAGTACCACCACCAGCGCCAGCACAAACAAAAATGCGATCAAAGTTACCAGCAAAAGACTTTCTAAACAAATCCAGCACATCTTCTTTTTGCTCTGTTAAAGCCAGTCTCGCAACCTCTCTATTCTTTCCTGCTCCTGAATCCTGGCCAATTTTAAGTTTATTGGGCACATCGATGGCAGCTAAATCTTGTTGAGCTGTATTAATTACACAAGCTCTTTTGTAACCAAGTTTGTAGAACGTTTCTGCTATTCTGGAACCACCTTGACCAGCGCCAACAAAACTAAACTTAAAACCTACTGGTATTTTATCTTCTATGTCAGTATTAATTTCTTGACCAGGCATCGGGATGTCTGGTAACTCCATATCAAAAGAGGTATCATCACTCATAAGTTTATTTATAGTTTGGGTTTAAAGGCTTCAAGAAAAAGCTCGTATGTAGATTTTTCTTTCTCAGGCAACACACCACTCGGTATTTCTACTACATCTGCCTGCGGAGTACCAACATCGTAATCTCCGTAAATCTTATCATTCTCAAATTCAGTAAAATCGAACCTCACCACAGGGGCTTCAGCTGCAGGAGATACAATGCCAGAATTCTCCAGCTTGTTCTTCTTATGGATGTCTTCTATAATAACAGAACACAGTTGCTGTGTTTCTGTATCTCTCTTAGCCCTGGAAAGAAAATCTTCAATTTCAGCTCTAGTAAAAGTCCCCTCGAGCCTATCAATTGGATTTTTAATTTCTCCCCAAACGTGATGCACCAGATACTTTTCGGTAATCTTTGCACAGTCTCTGATGACAAAATAAGCCGACTTCTTGACAATAGTAATTCCTGTATCAGGTTTACTAGCAGCGATTTTCGCTGGGCCAAGAAGACCGGCTTGCTTTGACTGACTAACAGTTAGAATTTTATGTTCAAATGCTCCTGACATACAGTATTATTTACTGCCATCAGGTAGAAAGACTACTCTCCTGCCATCTTAATAAAATCGTAAAACTCTTTGCGAGTCTTCTCATCATCGTAGAAATCTCCAGACAACTTAGAAGTAACCATGTAGCAACCTTGATGTCTGACCCCTCGATTACAGGCGCAAGTATGTTGAGCCTTAACAACAACTGCTACTCCCTTATTATGTTCACAAACCTCGTTAATAGCATTATGAATCTGCATTGTCAAACCTTCTTGGATCTGAGGTCGACGGCCATAATACTCCACGATGCGATTCAGCTTACTCAAGCCAATTACTCTGCCTTCAAGGCTGGGAATATAGGCCACATGCACAAGACCAGTAAAGGCTAAGTGATGATGACTACACATGCTTGTCAAAGGGATGTTCGTCTGAGAAATGATGCCATCATACCCATCAGCAGGGAAAGAAGTAACCTTAGGAGGAGCCTCATAGCAGCCTGAGATCAAGTCAAACACAAATGACTTTGCAACCCTTCGAGGGGTACCTGCGCTATTCGGATCGTTGCGCCAATCAATTCGGAGAGCATCTAAAAAAGCCTCATATGCCTTCGCTCCCTTTTCAATAATTTCGAGCTTCTGCTCTTCATTCAAGGTCATAGAACTGTTAGCAGTCGGGAGTAGGTAATCTTTCTCTCTAATCTCATCATTCATACGCTTATTATAGAGGTAAATTCGTTCAAGTCAAGGCTTGATTCTAGGAAAAAAGTTCATAAAATATTCAAGTATGAGATACTATTCTACCAAGGTTATTGAACTCGGAAGCGCTGCATTTCGTCAGCCTAATGCTAAGTCCCATTGCAGATTCATTCATGGGTACCGTCTTACCGGTAAGTTTACGTTTACTGCTGAGGCTCTCGACACCAACAATTGGGTTGTAGACTTTGGAGACTTTGACGAATTTAAGGGGTTCTTACAGGAAAAGTTTGATCATACTCTCGTTCTTGCTAAGAATGATCCTGCCATGAAAGAGTTTCAGGCGCTTGAAAAGGCTGGAGCTGCTTCAATTGTTGTTATGGATGAAGGGGTTGGAATTGAAATGTTTGCAAAGTATTGCTTCGATGCTGCTGATAGCTATGTGAAGCATAAGACCAGCGGCCGTGCTCGTGCGCATTCTGTTGAGGTGTTTGAGCATGAGAAGAACTCTGCTATTTACTCTGTTGAGAGTGCTGAGGAGGCTGCTGCAGATGTTGCTGAAGTAGCCAATGTTGTAGCGCCAGCTAAAGGCAAAGGCAAGAAGGGTAAAGCTGCTGAACCTGCTTGGGCTCCAGTTGCTGCAGCTGAAAAACAACCAGCAGCTAAGGCTCCTGAAGAAAATAAACCGATTAGCATTGTACCTAAGCAGACTAGTGCGCCCCCACAAGGGGTTCCAGTTGGTGGTAAGAATCGTCCTTCTACTTGGGACTTTGGAACAAAATGGGCTTGAACTTGAGAAGATTCTCTATATCATTTAATCATGAGTTCATTAATTCTCTCTGACGACTACGTCTTTGAAACCATTGAAGGGGAAGGTCACTTGGTTGGTAAGCCAAGTATCTTCATGCGACTGGCCATGTGCAACTTAACTTGTATTGGGTTTAAGTCTCCTGATTCTCCGTTTGGTTGTGATAGCTATGTTAGCTGGTCTAAGAAGAATAAGCTAACCTTTGAGGAGATCTTTAAGATCTTCGAAGATGGTGATTACATTAATAAGTTGAAAGGTAATCATGTTCTTAAGATTACTGGTGGTGAACCTCTTATTCAGCAAAAGGCTTTGATTGAGTTTATTGAAGCTTTTTTCGGAAAGTATGATTTCTACCCTGGTATTGATTTTGAAACTAACTGTACGATTACTCCTGCAAAATACTGGGAAGGTATAGCTGCTACTTTTACTGTGTCTCCTAAGTTGTCTACTAATGGCGATCCAGAAGAGAAGAGATACGTTCCAGAGGTTATTGCTTACCATGCTAGTATCTACTCTTACTTTAAGTTTGTTGTGCAGAAAGATAGTGATGTTGAAGAGATTATCGAAAAGTATATCAAGCCTTTTAGTATTACTGAAGATCAAATTTGGTTGATGCCTTGCTGTGGTTCCCGAGATGAACATACTGCTGCTGCTCCTTGGGTTGCAGAAGTTTGTAAGCAGCATGGATTTAACTTCAGTCCTCGATTGCAATTGTTACTTTGGAATAAGGCCTTGAAAGTCTAATACGAATTAATAACTAGATGTATGAGCTTGTTTGATTTAAGCGTATGTCTAGTTATTTTCATTTCGTTGGTAATTTACATCTGGAAGGACACCTGTCTTATTCCAGATGTTCTTTCTTTTATATCGAGGGATAATGTAGGTGTTATTAGACGTTGGAGAAGAAATCTAAACAACATTGACTTCCCTCTGTTTTTAGAAACAGAATATAAAAATGTTGTTACCAGTCTGCTGGCTTGCCCTTTTTGTATTTCTTTTTGGTCTTCTGTATTGTTGTTCAGTATAAATATTATTCCAGATATTTTTTATGTTCCATTGTATTGGTATGGAATATATATTTCTTATTTAACAATTAAGAAGCTTGAAATATGAGCGAACATACATTTAAAAACTTTAATGAGTTGTACGATTTTCTAGAAACAAACAACTCTCACTTCGCAAGCACAAAAATATTGAGCTTCATGGGTGTTGTAAAAACAGCAAGAAAGACCAGCTGTGGCATGTGTAAGAGAAAGAATTTTAATATTGCAGATGAAACATACAGAAACATGTTTACTCTGCTTACTCAAGAAGATAAAGTTAAAATAAAAGAGCTGCTAAATGTTGCAGCAGTAAAATTCTTCTTGAATGATGCTCCGATGTTTACATTTTAGTAGATTTATAAATTCTCAATGTATATAATAGTATCATGAGAATTGCCATTTCTGGTGCCCAATGCATGGGCAAATCTACTCTGATTAAAGATTTTCTTGCTGAGTGGGCTAGTTATAAAACCCCCGAAAAAACCTACAGAGATATTTTAATTGAAAGTGGGCTGCCACACAGCTCAAGTACTACAAAAAAGACTCAACAGGCCATACTGGACTTTCAGGTCAAGCAGCTGGAAGAAACTCGCAAGAGTGATAAGATTATTATTGATCGTTGCCCGCTTGACAATCTTGTTTATTCCATGTGGGCTTACCATCACGGTGTAGGAGATATTGACTTCGATTTTATTAAAAAATGTATACCTGTCGTGAGAGATTCTTTAAAATATATTGATATTATTTTTTATATACCAATTACAAGAGCTGTTAAAACTCCAGAAATTGAAGAAGATGGCATGAGAGATGCAAACCCGTTTATGAGAGTTGAGATTGACAATCTCTTCAAGGTGTTTGCAATGGAAAATAGAGACAACCCAAAGTCTAATTATTTTAACGCAGATGATAGACCCCCCATCATTGAAACATTTGGAGATCGCCACGAACGCATCCAAATCATGAAGTTGTATCTTGATGCTGATGGAGACTCTATGGATCCTAATGGCAGCCTCTTTAGCGACCCAAATCTAGGCATGGAAGATGTAGAGGCTCTAGAAGCTTTAGCAAGACCTGAACTAAAGCAGCCTGAGAAGACTAAATAATATTAGTGAACAAGTACGAAAAGAGATTCTTTACTCTTTTAGAAAAAACCACCCGCACAACTCCGCAGGGTGGTAAAGGTACTCTTAAAGCTAAAGCTACCAAGAAATTTGGTAAGGGCAAAATGTCTTGTAGCAAAGCTAGAAAATTAAAAACCAAAAAAGCTACCAGCCATACTAAGGCTCAGGCTAATTGGTTTTTAAATTTTCATTGCCAAAAATAAATATTATGATGAAAGAATTTAATAACAACTTCAATAAATTACTCGAGAACTATGCTCCATTGAGAACACAGTCTCGATTATTTTACCCACGAAACCTAAAGTTATCTGAAGAGTTTATTAAGAGTTTTAAAACTGAATATAATAGACTTTTAAAGGAAGGCAATCACCCTAAAAAAATTATGGAAAAGATTTCAAAAGCTCTTAAGTTTCATATCATCGGTTAGACTTAAGTTCATTAAGTTTACCCACAATAAACTTTAAGATTTTACTTCTCTTAATATCATCTTCGCCTAGAGTAAAGGATTGTATGCCGTTACTCCTACAGTCTTCACTATTAAACTTAGCTACAAGGTTGCCGTAGCTCTTCTTGTCTCTAATATCTACCTGGTTACTATCTCCAATAACAACCAATTTGCCATGTTCTCCAAGACGAGTAAGTACAATAATAAGCTGATCCAGCTCAGCGTTTTGAGCCTCATCCAGGAGAACGATCTGATCTGAAAACGTAGTACCTCTTAAAAAGTTGAGTGGTTGAATATCAAGAACACTCTCAGAGGCTAGCTTTGTAATTGATGTAGAAGAAATCATTTCGCTCAACTTTTCCAAGAATGGAGCACCAAACGGACCAATCTTCTCATGCAACTCTCCAGGCAAGGCTCCTAGCTTTTGAGCGGAACACTCAGCGATACTTCTCAAATACAGAATGCTTTTGAAGCTTCTTCTTTGAATTAATTTTAAAGCTGCTAAAACAGCACAGTAAGTCTTAGCTGTACCAGCAGGCCCATCAATAAAGATAAGCTTATTGTCTCTGTCTAATATAGCATCAACGATTCGTTTGTGATTTTCAGAAAGCTCATACTTTTCTACTATATTAAATGCCTTTGTGTTTTTAGATGACATAATCTAAGATATATATGTTTATTAAGTTGAAAATCCAAATTTATGCTTTAAAATAATTGTATGTTCACACTACACGAAGAAACTGACCCACCTATCATATGGGCTGAAAATTTTCTTCCAAGAGCCGTCGTCGACTCTATTTTTAAGGAAATGGTTGACATTAAACAGTATTTTGGAACACCAGTTTGGAAGTTTGGAGATGGAGCAACAAAACTTCAAGACACTTCTACAGATGGTGAAACAACAAAAAATAACCTTAACCACTTGTGCTGGGGTAGCGATATTTGGTTGCCAAGTAATAATATACCAGCAGGTTACACCCTAAACAATCTTGATAAGTTTTTCTTCCATCAAGGTATTCTTAAGTTTATGGGTCAATGTAAGAATAGAGAATTTCAATTAGGTGCTCGTTATGGTTTAAATGGTAGAACCCATATTATTAGTTACGGCAATGGTGGTTATTATAACTGGCATTCAGATGACGGGGTTTACGGACAATCAATTAATGGCAAAGAAATAGCTATGACACCCATCTTTACAATGTCGTATACCCTTGTTAAGGATGAATCTCTACTCAAGGGTGGTAGTCAGCTATTTATGCATGAGGGTAAATGTTATG